AAAAAGCGATTGCTGAAAACAGACCACCTCCAAGAGAAATTAAAACTCTAGATGATGCAATACAAGCAGCAAAGAAAAACTTCTCAGGTCATATATCACATATTTATAGAATATCTGATTTTGTCGGTAATGAAAAAGGTTTAAGAGGCTTAGGTAATATACCTTTCTTAGTAAGAGTAAATTTTGGTGGAGAAAACATAGCATTACAAAACATGGCTGAAAATGTATTAGATAATGCAGTTGATATCATAAGAAGAAACATAGGTAAAGATAATGATGCAATGGATGCAGCCTTAAATAATATTAGATACTTCAATGAGGTTATGAAGAAAAAGGGTATGGCTGCATATCGAAGATTAGACAAAGATAAACTAACTCCAGAGGTAATAGAAAAAATTAATGAAGCGATAGGTGGTGTCGATAAAAGATCTAAGATAGCTGGAGAGATAAAGGGTAATAATAAGTTTAATGATATTTTAATAGGTTCAAAAAAAGGTGAATCATTTAAAGATAAAACAGCTCGTTTTGATAGACTTATGAAAGCTTTATTGAAAGACCCTAGTTTGTTTAAAATTAGTGACCAATCACCTAAAGCAAAAGATGTTGTTGTTGATGGTTTTACTGAGACACCATACGCAAGATTCGGTTTTTTTAATTTTTCACAAAAAGCTTTCGATATTGATCCTGAGATTAGATTTAAAAAAGGCGGAGCTGTACGTATGGCCATTGGCGGTGATCCGTTGCAAAATATTAATCAACAACAGTTTATGCCTGACCCAGCTTTTGACGGACAGGACTTCTTTCAACAAGCAGTAGACTCAGGCAACCTTACTGCATTTAATCCTACAAAATTATTTAAGGTGTTTGGTAAAGTAGACGCTGTAGAAACACCAAAGAAAAAAATACAAACAGATACGCAGGTGGGACCACCAGGTACAACATTACCTGCTACACAACAAATGCAACCATCCGACTTTGCTTTTAAATCTTTTACACTAGAAACTATTATGGACCCTAACGCACCAAAGGCTGCAAGACCACAAGACTGGCAAAACTTTTTCAAAGGTAAGGCTGCACCTGAGGCAGAGTTGAACGACTCAGGTATTATGCAATATTTAAGTGACTTTGCACAATACTACCCAAATCAAAAAATTACACAAAAGCAACTCGTAGACTTTTACGAAACATCACCTATGGGTAATATTAGTATTAAGGTAAAACAAGATGGAACAAATGTTCCGGCAGATCCTGCGTTTTTAGATTTTCTTGGTAGGCCACGACATAAAAATGCGGGTAATCAACCACTAGACGAGGCTGGACAAAACTACCGAGAAGTCGTAGTGCAATCAGGACCTTTACCTGGTGAGGGTAAACCATTTGTTGCGAGTGGACATTACTCAGAAGAAAATGTTTTAGGATTTACTAGAGTTGCTGATTACAAAAACGTAGATGGACAGACAGTGGCAGTCATACAAGAATTACAGACTGACATGTTAACAAAAGTTCGCAAAGAACAAGAGAGATTAAATGCGTTATTAAAAAGAATTGAAAACATAAAAGAAAGAGCTAATCAAAGAATACAGCAAGGTGATATTTATGATCGACAAATGGGTGAACGTGCTTTGGAAAATATTAATAATGAGTTTCCCCCTGCTACATTAGAAAAACTACAACAAAATTTATCCGCAATTAAACCTTTCCCTAATACAGCGGGTAAAGAGTTAATTCCTACTTACGCAAAAGAATTAAGAGATTTACAAGAGCAAATTAACAAACTTGCAGATATAGACATTCAAACACCAAATCCTGAGACTCTGTTCAGCATAGCTAATGTCGAGACACAACAACAAAAAGTTTTAGATAATCTTTTAGATCTTACAAGAGATAGTGAGTTAGAAAGAGATTTAAAAGCTGTTAAAGTTCCCTCTAGTGATGAGTCTGATACTTTAACAGCGTTTGGACAAAGTAGTGATAGCATAGACTCTGTTTATGGAGGTTTTAAAGATTTAGAATTATTTCCTCCAATACCATTTAATAAACAACCCGACTATGTTGACTTGTTGTTGAAAGCAACAATAAAAGATGCACAGACAAAAGGCATAAACAAAGTAGCAATAATGCCAGCGGATAAAGTTAACCAAAGATGGGGCAAAGACCCAACTGGTGCTGCGGGTGTAAAATTTAACAATTTGTATGGCAAAGTTACTGTTCAACAAATGAAGAACATTGCAAAAAAATACAAAGGTAATGTTGCAATAGAAAAAATTGTTGATAATACCAAACCAAGCAAGGCTTTAAGATTTTTAAATAGAGATGTAGACGGTGGTTTAAAGTTAAATAAAGAGGATGTGGCTAGACGTACAACTGCAGATAGCGAAGAGGGTTTAGATGAATTTTATAATGAACAAATAAGAAGATTTGTAAGTGGTGGAGGTTACCGAGATAAAGATGTCGTGTTAACTAGAGAGGTGGCTCCAGGACAATTTCAAGATTTTTTTGTACGTGCTGATGATGACAGTGTAAATTTTGTGCCATTAGGCGAGGGTGACACTATAAATGATGCCTTAATTGTTATAGAGGAGTTCAACCCACAACTTGTAGATATGGTTACATTGACATTAGATAGTCCACAATCAAAAGGGCCTTTCTATATGTTTAAGAAAAAAGATGGTGGCACAATTGCAAAAGATAGTTTAGTTTCAATCACAGATATATTCGGTCAATATGGTAGATAAATATAACAGCACATCAGACGATCCTAACGAAGATAATCAAAGAATAACTTCAGCAGATGATAGAATCGAGGTAGAAGAGACAGGCACTACCGTAGATTTAGATACATCAAGCGATCCTAATATTGAAATTATTGAAGACGGTAGTGCTATAGTTGGACAACAAGATACACCAATAGTGACAGGTTTTACATCTAACTTAGCAGAGGTGTTAGATGAAGGTTATATGCAATCTTTATCTAACGAATTAGTTGAAAAGATTGAAGCTGATAAATCATCAAGAGATGATTGGGAGCAGTCTTACACAAAGGGTTTAGATCTCTTAGGTTTCAAATATGAAGAGAGGACTAGACCATTTAGAGGTGCCTCAAGTGTTAATCACCCAATGTTAGCGCAGGCAGTCACACAGTTCCAAGCAATGTCTTATGTTGAGCTTTTACCTAGTGATGGTCCTGTGAGAACACAAGTTGTAGGTGCAAACACGACACAATTACAACAAGCAGCCGAGCGTGTTAAAGATTACATGAATTATGAGATTACTCATAACATGGAAGAATACAATCCAGAGATGGATCAGTTACTATTTCAGTTACCCTTATCTGGAAGTGCATTTAAAAAAATATATTTTGAAGAAACACTAAACAGAGCCACATCTAAATTTATTCCTGCAGAAGATGTTATCGTACCATACGGTGCATCAGATTTAGATAGTTGTGAGAGAATTACACAAGTCATTAAAATGTCTATGAATGACTTAAGAAAAAAACAAGTATCAGGATTTTACCTAGACATTGATTTGCAATCTTATGAAAGCGATGAATATACTTCTGGTGTACAAGAAAAGAAAGATCAAATAGACGGAACTAAATCAGATTACCTTAGCGATATGGCTGAGCTATATGAAATACATGTTGATCTAGACCTAGAGGGTTTTGAAGACATGAATGCTAAGACTGGCGAACCTAGTGGGATTATGCTTCCTTACATAGTGACTATAGATAGAACATCAGGTAAAGTATTAAGTGTTTACAGAAATTATAGTCAACAAGATCCACTTAAAAAAAAGAATGAGTATTTTGTACATTATAAGTTTTTACCTGGTTTAGGTTTTTACGGTTTTGGATTAATACATATGATTGGCGGTTTAACTAGAACTGCTACATCTGCTTTACGTCAATTACTAGATGCTGGAACACTATCCAACTTACCAGCAGGTTTTAAGTCACGAGGTTTAAGAGTTCGTGATGATGATCAACCTTTACAACCTGGTGAGTTTAGAGATGTCGATGCACCT